TTGGTGTGGCTGGTCTGCCGCACGAATTCCACCGTGTCGCTGCCGGTGCGGCGGGTCGAGATCAGGTCGCGGATCTTGAGTTCCTTGCGGCCGAGCATCTCGACAATGTCGGTGCGCTCGTTGACCACGAACGCGCCGCCGGATGTCGATGAGGAGCCGGTGATCAGCGACTTGACCGCGATCGGTGCCGAGGACAGGTGCGAGCCCTTGGGGATGCTGATCTGTCCGTTGTGAGTGAACGGGTGCAGCATCGCCTTGAACTCGGGCGAGCCGACGACCGCCAGGCCGAGGTTGGACGCCTTGGCCTTGTAGTCGCCGCCGTCGCTGGTCTCGATCGGATTGCCGATCTGCTCGCCCAGCGCCTTGGCCTGGTCGATGACCGCGATGTCGGCCTTGGCGACCTTGATCTGATCCAAGACCTGGGTGGCCTTGCCCATCAGGTCGTTGTATTCGGTGACATCGGTCTCGGGCCATTCGGACTGACCGCCCTGGCCGTGCTTCTCGGCGATCTCCCGGGCCTTGGCCAGGAATCCGTTGCCGTCCTTCTGGAGCTGTTCCAGCTTCTCTTGCAGTGTCGTCATGTCGATCTTTCTCCTTGGGGTTGGTTAGGTGCTCAGCGCGAATTCCGCGGCGAGCCTGTCCAGCGCCGAGGTGTCGACGGACGACTTCTGGCTGGCCTCGCGCGGCTGTCCCGGCTGCGTATCCGCTTCCGGCGCTTGGCGAGACGGACCGTTGCCGCTGGCCTTTTCCTCGTCTGATGTGCTTTCGAGAGCCGACAACACGCCGCCGATCGCGGTGTGCGCCTCACGTAGTGCGCTCTCGTTTTTGGCCGATAGCACGCGGCCAGCTTTGACCTCGTGGGACACCAGGTCGATGATCGACTTGACTGCCACCACGGAGGTGTCTTGGTTCGCGCCGATGGGCACGAATGAGAATTCGTAAACTTTCAGCTCGCGCAACTCGTTGGCGCGCAATCCGTTTTCGAGTTCAACACCGGCCTGGTCGATCGTGTCGTAGGCGAATGACAACTGATTGAGCCTGCGGCCCTTGACCAGCCGGTAGACGTGGGGACCCTTCGGTGATTCGAGGTCGAACACGCCCTTGACCCACCAGCCGTGCTCGTCCTCGCCCATATCCTGGGCGCCGGCCACGTAGAAGTCCGGGTCATCCATCCGGTGACCGAACAGACCGGGCAGCACCAGGCCGGAATTCTTCCACGTCGCGATGGTCTTGAGGAAAGCGCCCGGGGCCACTATGTCGCCATAGCTGTCGGGCTGTTTGATGAATGTCGATGGGTAGACGATGAATTCGCCTTCTTTGAGCCCATCGTCGGGTCCGGCCTTGACCTGCCCGATAGAGGTGTTCTTGGTGAGCATTAGTCCTCCTGCTCGGTTTCGTCGGCCGGCGGCTTCTCCGTCGGGGTCATGGTTGGTGCTGAGCCGTCATCGGCTGGGATCGGTTCCTGGTCGCCGTTCTGGGTGACGTTCAGCGGGCGGATCAGCTCATCGCCGTTTTCGACGGGTGGCAAGTTCGCAAGCGAGCGGCCCTCGTTGATGGTTCGCCATGGCCCGCCGACGGATTGAGTGATTGAGGCGTCGCGCTTCTCGACGTTGCCGCTGAGTTTTTCCATGAGGTTGAACTCGACATAGAACTTCTCGGGCTTGCTCTCAAAATCGGGCAACAGCTGTAGCACGATCTCGTCTTGGATCATCGTCAGCCATGGGCCGAGGGTGTCCTGATACAACATCTGGTGCTGCTCTTCGATATTCGAGAACGTCGCATGATCCAGAATCCCGATCATCGGCGGCGGGATGAAGTACGACCGCGCAACCTCTTCGTCGGTGAGCTTGCGAGATTCGATGTACTGCAAATCTTTCGCCGTCTGCGATGCCGCAACGAACGTCATGCCATCTTCGAGTAGCGGGGTTCCGCCGGCGTTCGCCGCCATCGCGCCCGCGTATTCGGATTGCCACTCGCGTTTGAACCGGGCCTTAGCGTCTTCCGACCACTTCGGGGCATCGGGCACCTTAGGGCGCGAGATGTATCCGGAATGCCGAGCACCGTTGCGCATGATCTGATCGCGCATCTCCGAAGCGGTCCAGTCCTCGCGCAAGATCTGCCGGAGTGATTCCAGCGGGGATACTCCCGCATCGGCGATGCCACCGTAGCCCCGGAAGTACACCACCTCGTCGGCGGGAATCAGCCTCGCGCTCTTGGTGCCCCGGAACTCGAATTGTTCAGGGGTAAGCCAGTTGTCACCCTTGGGTGTGATCAGCGGCGCCGGTAGATGCACCAGGCGTGGCCCGAGCGCGGTCTTGATCTTCCACCAGTAGGCGCAGTCATAGATCGCGAAGTCGTGCACCAACGTGTTCAGGAACCGGTACCGCGTGGTGAAACTGTTGGGCTGCTGCAGCAGTCGGGCCAGGGCATGATCGGTCAGACGCTTACGGTCGTTGTCGCCGCGGCGCTCGAACGTGTGAATGCCGAGCTGGGCGATGTTGCGGGCCAGGAACGACACCGTGCGCCGCACCGATGGCTGCTTGCGCCACAACTCGAAGTAGTCCATCGCAACCCACGGCGACAGCTCAATTGACCGGATGGGGGTAACGCTCGGGCGGGACATGCCGCGTACCGAGCCCTCAGAGACGACGAACGCCATGACACCGCCTCTCAGAGCATCTGCACATAGTCGACATTGGCCCGATCGATCCGAACCTCACCGTCAGCAGGCATTGCATGCTCGACACCCGGCTCATGGACCAGAGCGCCGCGCAGGATCATCCCGGCACGACCATCGAAAGTGCAAACACCCTCAATTGCATTGCCACTGAACAGGTTTACCAATACCTTGCGACCAGCAGCCACATAGCGACGTCTAAACAATCATCAGCCCTTCTTCTTCGTAGGCACTCGTGCCCGCCACCTCACGCGCGGCCAGCGCGCGCGAGAGCGCCATGATCAGTCCCACCACGCCGTCGATCTTGTCGCCCGCATTGGCCTTGTCCGGCTTCACGTTTCCTGCCGGGTCCATCGCGACGGCGAAGTTGTCGATCTCCCAGCGCAGCAGCGGGTTGCCGCCGTGGCGGATCATCGGCTTGATGGGCAAGCCGTTCTCGGTCTTGGCGCCCAATCGAATTAGCCGCTGCAGATCCTTGGTCGGTGCGCTCATCGAGGCAAACCCCTGGCCCATGGTGAGCATGGGCGCGCCGTCGCTGGTCAGGTTGTTGATCAGCTGGTTGGCGTTCCAGCGGTCGTAGGCGCATTCCTGCACCAGGAACTCGTCACGGTCCCGGCCGATCTGCGCCTCGATGAAGTCGTAGTCAGTCACATTGCCCGGCGTCGTGGTGAGCCATCCTTGCTTGACCCACGTCGATGCCGCGTTCGCAGTGCGCTCGTCGAGTGCGGCGATGGAATCCTCTGGCGCCCAATGTCTTGCCAGCACCTCGAACGCGCCGTCCTCGGTGGGAAATACCCATACCAGGGCTGTTAGGTCCGACGTCGAACCCAAGTCCAGCCCGCCGTAGCACTGCCGACCGGCCAACCGGGATAGGTCCACGATCGAGGCGTTGGCGTCCCAGTCTTCGATATCGAGATACCGGGTTTCCTGCTTGGTCCGAATACCCAAGTGCAGCCGCAGGAACCGAGCCAGCTCGGCCGGTGAGTCCTTGGCCTTCTCCGCGGCCTCAATCATGTATTGCTTCGTCGGGGAGATCCCATAGCCCGGATTGGACTTGCGCCACGTCGATTCGGCGAACGGGTCATCGCCCTTGACCAGCTTGCCGTCGGCATACTCGGGCTTCTCTGCGGCGAACACCACCCCGTAAGTGCTCGGCCGCTTGAGCACCCCGCGCGCCAACTTCTCGATCAGGGAGCGCTTCTCGTCGTACGGCGTGTGCCGGCGTCCAGCGTCCGCGGTCGTGATGTAGATGATGAGCGGCTGCTCACGAGAGCCGGTGCCGGTCTCCAGCGCCTCGATCAGCACCATGTCCTTGTGCAGGTGCAGCTCATCGACGATGGCGCCGTGAATGTCCGCGCCGTGCTGCGCATCACCCGCATTCGCGATCGGCTGAAAGTAGCTCCCCGATACCGCGTGGGTGATCCGGTGCTTGAGCGCTCGCAGGTGCCGCTTGAGTCCGGGCGACTTGTTGACGATCTGGCGCACCGGCTCGAAGACGAACCCGGCCTGTTCCTTGGTCGTCGCCGCAGCGAGCACCTGCGCGCCGAACTCGCCATCGGCCGCCGTCAGGTAGATGCCCCACCCGGCCGCCGTCGTCGTCTTGCCGTTCTTACGCGGCATCTCGATGTACGCGATCCTGACAATGCGCACCCAATCGCCCGAATCCACAGAACGATGCACCCAACCAGCAACCGGTGCAATCGCGTACGCCACCTGCCACACGTCAGGATCGAATCGCTGACCAGCGAATCTACCCTTGGTGTGGCGAAGCTGCCGGAATGCAGCAATCACCTTGTCGGCACGCTCAGGATCGAACCGCGCCCCAGGGACCTCCCGCGGCTCCGGGGTCTTGATCAGCGGCGGGCAGTCAGGTACCGGATAGCCGCGTGTGCGGAGGTAGTACGCGACCTCGGGCGAAAGCTTAAGCGCGTCAAGGTCGGCCGAATCCCAATCGTCGCTAGGCGACGACGGCGGCGCGCTGCGCCTTGGCACGATCGCTCCAGCACTTCCGGCAACGACGGCCGCCCTCCTTGCGCGGCATGACGTTTCGTCCGCTGAGTTCGTGGCCATTCGAGCACTTCGTCCGCCGGGCATACATGGCCGGAAGGCTGATGCCCCTCAACGTGTTCTCTCGCTGCGTAACCGGCTCCAGGTGATCCGGGTTTACACAGCTGCGGAAACGGCATCGGTGGTCCAGATGCTTACCCGGGGGCACGGCATCCACCAGCGCTTCGTACGCAACCCGGTGGGCACCCCGCATTAGCCCGTCGAACCAGTACCGCCCGTAGCCGCCATGCTCCAGCGCTGCGGCCCACAGCCAGCAGCCGCCAGGAATGATCGGCTGCTCAACCTTCGACCAGAACCGCGCGGGTAGGCGGGCATCACCAAACGTGGTCATTCATCGCCCCCTGCACCCGCGAAGGGGTTCGCCTCGAACTCGCCACGATCGTCGTCTCGCTTGGACACGTTGCGCTCGGCCGCCGGCGTCAAACCGAAGTGGTTCGCGAACTGCAGCAACCGTGCTGACGCCTGCTCGGCGACTGCCACCGCGGGATTCTTCGTCCACCACACCGAGGTGGAGCCGTCCTTGCGGGTCGACTCATTGCGCACCGTGATCCCGTTCGCGTTCACATCCCTGGTCGCCGCGACGAACCGCGACCACGTCTCGCAGTAGGCCGCCAACGTCGCACGGTCCTCCGGCTTGATCAGGTCAAGACGCACCAGACCAGGGGCAACGCGCTTCCACTCGGCCTTTGCCTCGCGCGACAGCCACGACGGAGGATTCGGTGCCAGGCGCTTGAACGCCGGGGGCTGCGCAACCGGCCGACCTGCACTGTCCTGACCCTCACCACGACCATTGAGCAAGAGCAGTTTCGCTGGCTGCTGCGCGGGCATCACTCACCACCTATTTGCTGTACGCGGGGGCCATTTGCTGGCGCGCCATGGGGTTTATGCATAATTACCCCCCTTGCATGAATGTTGTGCAGAAAAATGCCGACCTACCGCGGCGAGTCGCATACGTGCTGGTCAGAGCGATATTCACCCCTATACCCCCTCTGACCTGCGAAT